ATTTATAATCTAATAACTTTTTAGAACATGAAAAAAAAATCTTACACCGGGTCACCGGAATTGCTTAAAAGCCTCCCCAGGGGGGCAGTAATGGATATATCAAAAAAACGGGGCGTATCATATCCGTTCATCTATAACATTGCCGCCGGAAAAGCAAATACAAAAGACGTAACCATTTTGGAGGATCTTTACAGGATGGCAGAAATAAACGAACAAATACAGGCTGAGTTATGAAAGAAAGGGAGATTGCATTCCAGATTTACCGGGAAACGAAAGACCCGGACATTTGCAGTTTTGATGTTGAAGTACTGGATTTCGACAGAGTAATAACAGTAAAAGGAACCGTATATAAAGAATGGCGGGAAACCTTCGGAGGGTCTTATTTAGGCTGTAAAGAGCGCATTGATGAATTGGTTGAAATTTAATTGTACATTGATTCAGTTGTGGTATATAATGAAGATGGCATTGAGCCTGATTTTTATGTGGATAAAGATTTGATTGAATCTGAATATAAAACTTTGATGCTATGTTAATACGTGATCACTTCCAAAACTTTAAAAGCTATCAATTGCCAAAGGCTCAATTAATCATTGCTGATGTACCGTATAATTTAGGGAACAATGCTTATGCTTCAAATCCTGCATGGTATAAGGACGGCGACAATAAAAACGGTGAAAGCAATTTAGCCGGGAAATCATTTTTCGACACGGATAACGATTTTCGACCCGCTGAATTTATGCACTTTTGCAGCACTATGCTAATTCCAGAACCAAAGGGCAAAAAAGAAGCACCTTGCATGATACTGTTTTGTGAGTTTGAACAACAATTTTATTTTATAGAACTTGCAAAAAGATACGGATTAAACAACTATATTAATCTGGTGTTTAGAAAAAACTTTTCCGCTCAGGTATTAAAGGCGAACATGAAGATAGTAGGTAATTGCGAATATGGTTTAGTTTTATACCGTGATAAATTGCCGAAGTTTAGAAATAACGGAAAAATGATATTTAATTGCATTGATTGGCCTCGTGAAAGCAGATATAAAAAGATTCACCCGACACAAAAGCCGGTTGAATTATTGGAAACACTTATATCTATTTTTACAGACCCCGGCGACACGGTTATTGACCCGGTTGCAGGTTCAGGAAGTACATTAATAGCGGCTGACAATTTAGGAAGAAAATCACACGGGTTTGAGATTAAAAAAGAATTTTACACAAAGGCTAATCAATGGTTAAATGAAGTCAAGCAGTCAAAAAAAGATATAGCTGAGTTTGGATTTGACAAGTCAAGACTTGAAAAAATTCATCCTACGCTGTGGTCTTAACATTGCTGCCAACGGATTCGGGCTTGGCGATGGCGGGGATTTTAACCACAAAAGTTTAATAGAATGACAGAATTTGATTTACATACAAAAGTTGATTTGGTAAACGGAAACCCCGCTTTTGCCAAGCCCGTGTTAGCTGCCGTGCCTTTCTCGGAAGTTTATTTGGAAGACTGCACGGAAGCATTAAAACGCTTTAACGATAACCATTTTGATTTGGCGATAGTTGACCCGCCTTATGGGATAAATGCAAGTAAGGGAACTTGGGGAAGCTCCAACAAAGGAAAGGTTACTAACTACGGTAAAAAGGACTGGGATAAGCAACCGCCAACCGATGAATACTTTATGGAGCTTCGGAGAGTATCCAAAAATCAAATCATTTGGGGTGGAAATTATTTTGGATTACCTGCTTCAAGCTGCTGGCTTGTGTGGGACAAATTAAACTCTGGTGATTTTGCTGATTGTGAACTTGCTTGGACTTCTTTTAATACTGCAGTTAGAAAGTTTACTTGGAGATGGAACGGAATGATACAGCAAAATATGAAGGACAAGGAAATTAGAATACACCCCACACAAAAGCCAGTAGCGTTGTATGATTGGATACTTCAAAACTATGCTAAGGAGGGAGATTTGATTTTGGATACTCATTTGGGCAGCGGAAGTTCCCGAATAGCAGCTTATAAAGGCGGGTTCAACTTTGTTGGATTTGAGATTGATGCCGATTATTACGAAAAATCTAAAAAGCGTTTTAATGACTTTAAATCACAACTACGATTATTTTAACGGAGGCTGTCACGGCATGGTAGCTAACGGTTTCCGCTATATGCAGGGCGGGATTTCGTGGTAGAATTTTTCAAACTGCATTGACCCACGGGCGGGGTAGGATGCTCGAATTACAAACAAAACCCGACTTGACATATAGCGGGTGTTAAGCGCAGTAATTTTATGAATGTCTGTGAAAAAATATACAAAATAGGTGCTGAAAATAAGATTTATGGCACTGAAAAAGGAATTTGCCGTATAACTGGAAACGAAAGCGTTGGGGTAAATTTTGAAAAGTGGGTTCGTGATACATTCAACGACCATGATAGACTTTACCCAGGTTCAATAATTTCAAATGAAGCAATGTTTTGTTTTGACGAAGCTTCTGAAATTATTCAGAGAAAAACCGGACGTGAAAAACCCCAGCGTTTCAGAACGTATTCGCACATTGTAAAAGATGGCGAATGGTTTTGCCTGACAAAGGCGGATAAACGACAAATTTTACAATTGATTGTTGAAGGGGCTGAAATGGTCTGTTTGACCGAAACAGGTCAAAAGCACGTTCTTTTTAAGCACAAAACAGGCATGTGGCAGCTTGACGAATTGCATATTAAACCTGATGTTGATTTACTCGGATTACTTCATTACCACATGTGCGAATTGCTTGCCTATCAATTTTCTCAAACTGAAATTATTACAGGCGATTACAGTTCCGGGAGAATTATTAAAGCAGGTTTGCAAAACTGGCAAGAACATGAGAAAGAAATTAAACAACATAGAGGTAGCGGAATATTTGACTTTACCGCCTTTATGCTTTATACTGATGAAAAGAAACAGGCAACGCCCGAACCTGTAACTAAACCGGGCAATAAAATACAAAAATCATTATGGGATTAACTCAAGAAATCGTTGCCGAAAACCTTTTATGGGGGCTTTGGCGCAGCATTACAGAGGATTACAAAACACAATATCCTCGTGAAATTTGGGAGCACTTTGAAAACGCTCTGCGCTCTGCAAGCTATACCGATAGCTTAAAAGTATTTTTAACCAATTTTCAACGCCGGATACCTATCGACATTCAGGCGCAATACAACAAAGATATTCTTTCAGTTGTAGAAGCCGGTGAAGATGATAGGGTGCTAAACTGGTTAAGAACTGAAACTACTTACCTCACAATGCTTGTGAGATTACGCAACCAAGATAGAAAAGAATCAATAAAATTTGCAAACGGACAATTATGAAAACTTATATTTTAGAAGGAACTTGCACGGCTTTAAGTTCAATAAGCCACAACGGCGGAGAAAAAAACGGAACTATTGTACAATTGCGCCGTGAAAAATTTGTACAACCAAAAGGAAACGTTGTTGAAATTCCTGTTATTTCAGGAAACAGCATTCGAGGGAAACTCCGAGATTTAGCCGCAATCGACATCTTGACAAAAAAAGACGGCATTAAAGTTCAGGTTGATGCTGATAGTTTCAACCTATTATTTTCAGGCGGTTCGCTTGAAAGTGTTGGCGAAAAGAACCTTGACATTGAAAAGGTGCGCCAGCTTCGAAAAGATATTCCGATGATTAGCGTTTTAGGATGTTCGATTGGAAACGTGATTTTGCCGGGTAAAGTTGACATTGGTAAAATGATTCCTATCTGCAAAGAAACGCTCCACTTAATCCCTGAGAAGTTTCACGGAACGGAAGAAATAAAAACCATCTGGGAATACTGTCAGGTTGAAATGAACACTCGAAAAGATGACACTAAAGACGAAAACAAGCGCGAGTTTATCAAACCCGAATTTTTGACAAACGAACTCCGAGGCGGTCAAATGATGTATCACATTGAAACGCTTGTTGCCGGGACTCGATTTTATTGGAAAGTGTGTTTGAGAGACACAACGGACATTGAAACAGGGGCTTTTCTATCTACAATTCAAAGTTGGGCAAATCAAAGCTCACAGGTTGGGGGAAATGGACGAGTTGGGCATGGAAGATTAAAGGTTGATTTGACTGAAACATCTGTGATAGATTCAGAAATCGAATTTAAAAACTCTGATTTCGTGACTTACATCGACAAGGCTAAAGAGGCAAAGAAAGATGTGACTGGTTATTTTGAAAAAGGGGCTTCTAAAACTCTTTTTGAATGATGAATAAATTAGAACAAGAATTGAAGTATGGATTGGTTTATTCTAAAACAGCGAATTATAAACGCAATTTAGAAATTACAACCAATTCATTACTTCGATTTTTTGAAATATGCACATTCCCATACTTAGCATTGAGTTGGGGAAAGCAAAGCATTGTTTTGGCTCATTTGGTTTATCAATTACGACCAGAAACTCCAATGATTTTTTTACGAAGCTGGGAATCTTACCTACTTCATGATTATGAGAATGTAATTAAACAGTTTCCTTTCAAAATCAATTATCATGAACATTATAAAGACAATGTATCATGGAATAACTGGAGCTGGAAAAAAACACGTGATTATGGCAGTGATGATATTCAAAAAATGGCAGACGAATGTTATCCTGAATGGGATGGGGTTATAATGGGGTTAAGTAAGGATGAGTCAGTTGCAAGGCGAATAACTTGTTCAAGTTCTAATACTGAATGGAAAACTATATTTAGATATAAGAATCAAAAATATAGATGCACTCCAATTCAATTTTGGAAAAATCATGATTTAGCCGCTTACATTTCATCGAATAATATCAAGTTGTTGTCAACTTACAATAACACTGGGCTTCAAGGGCGGACAACAGCGAGAATAACGAGAAATAATGCTGAAATGAACGGATTACGTGAGCTTAAAAAAGAAAACATGGGGAATTATAACATTATTGTAGAAAGATTCCCAGAATTAACAGTATACTCATGAACGAACCATTTAAAAATCTAAGAATACGCGCATACCTAAAAACAGGTGTGATTAGCGACCAGTATTTGCCCCTTGATGGTATTTTGTATTATCACCTTGTGCGCCGTGAAATGGGCGAAGAGCTAATAACTAAAAGCCGTGAAAGCAATGTGAGGCAAGGTGCAAATATTACTTTGCCAATTAAGAAATCGGGCCCTAAAAACGAGTTTTGGTTCTATGCCTGCTCGTTTGCTCAATTTCCGCAATCAATTGTTGAAGATTCAAGCTTTAAAGTAAAATCGGGAGACTGGTTAAGGCACGATAACCATTTTAATGCAAAAAAGAAGATTGACATTACAAGGGGTAAATTTAAAAATGCACATATAAAGCTTTACTACCGGCATTGTACATATATAGACTGGTATTGTGTTGGATGGCCTGATAAGATTGCAGAATTGCTACAATTTTGCACAAATATTGGTAAAAACACAGGCGATGGCTGGGGCGAAGTTCTTAAATGGGAAATAACCGAATGGCCAGAAGATTGGAGCGTTCGGGGAATGGGAAATAAACTTATGCGAAATGTCCCAATGCAGCAAGATAAACCGGGTTTTATGTACGGACTTCGTCCAAGCTACTGGAATCCACGCCATATTTCAGTTTGCAAGATGCCCGATTGATGCACGTCTTATTATTGCGCTTAACGTTCGGGCGGCTTTGCGTTAGTGCCGTTATTGAAAAACTAACGCTCAAAATTTAAAATAAAGTTTAAATGAAAAACGAAAGTTCAAAACAAGCACCAAAGAAGGCATTACGCAAAACCGATGTTATGCCCCGTTTTTTTGATGTAAAAGGTCGGGAAATAACAGATGGTTGTATAATATGGAATCCAGCAGACAAACACCCAGAACAGTCGGTAAAATTAATTGACGGTGAACTTTGGTTTGGAGCAAAAGGAACAACACCAAATGAAAATAATGATTGGTGTAAACTTGATAAAAGATATGGAACAGAAAAGTTCTGGTTTATCGTGTCCTAAAATGGGGCATAACGTTTTGCATAAGACCAGTAAAGGAATGCGAGAGATGAACTATCAAGATACACAACAGTTTGAACGGGCTACGATGTTGAAATTACCGATACAACCTTTATTGGTTTTATGCGGTGTTACCGCCCGTTTTTATTTGTCTTATTATCAGTGTATTAGAAAATAAATAGAAATATTTTAAAAATAATTACAAAAATACTTGCATAATAGAAAAATGCGTTGTATATTTACATCATGAAACAACAACGAAGCTGTTTCACTAAAAACTAAAAAGATGAAAACTACAGTAAAAAACTTCATTATTGAAGAAACAAAAAAAGGAAACATTGGAGTTGCAACAATGGGATTGTACGAACAAGGTTTTAGCGTTAAAAACATAAACGCTGCTATTCGTGAACTTATTGATGAAGGTAAAATATCAATTAGCTGCCCATCGGCTGGTTTTAGGCTTTCAGATAGAGAAGATTGGAATAAAAAAGGCGTTGAAATAAGTCTTAAAACTAAAAACTATGACATAAGGCTAACAAAATGAACCGCCAAAATGTAATAGTAGTAATTGCCCCGACTTTAGAAGTTTGGGGCAATTTAAAAAAGTTGTGTGAAGCTAAAGGCTTTAATATTTTGCCTTATCATTCGTTAAAATCTAAGCCTTTCCCGATTATTCACAACGAATGGATTATTCACAAAGTGCCGTTTCTTTAAATGGGCGGTAACGGCTGTATATACCCACTTCAAAACTTTGCACCTATGGAACTATCAGATTATGAACGCAGAGCAATAACAAAATTGGGTCAATCAATACAAGATGGACAATGGTCAAACGACGGTTTAGTTCAATTAATTGCAGTAGCTATCGATTACATTAATCCTATCACCATAACCCAATACTCCAAAAAATATGGAGTAAGCTACAACGGTGTAAAACATCACCGTCCACTTAAAACAATACTTAACCGAAAATATTTTCTTGATAACGAATAAAAAAACCATGGACTACAAAACATTTTTCAACCGGGTACAAAAGACTTACCCATTTGTTACAAAACACCTTGCACCTAAATCACATCTGAATGACATGTCGCAACTTCCCGACCTACTGGATAGGTTTATAGCAATATCAGGCCATACCAGGGATGATGTAATGCTAAATAAAAACGATTCACGCATTCTGTTTGTGGCGGTTATTATTCAACTTTCTGATCCCTTGTTTTACAACTTTGATGAACGGGCCAGATATCGGCTTATCCTTTCCATTAGCCGATTGCTCCGATGCGACAGAGGACAAATTTTATACAATCTGAGAAAGAGTAAAAACTTCTGGAAGGTTTATCCTGAATTCAGAAGCCAAGTTGAAGATCTTTACCGGAAAATCATCTGTTTATGAGTAATGAAAAAATTATTCCCGATAATAGAAACTACAGGATTCACGGACAACGCAATAAAGAACTGATAAAGAAATCTGTTAACGATCTTGGTGCTGGTCGATCGATTCTTATTGATAATTCAGGAAAGATAATTGCTGGTAATGGCGTCTTTGAACAATGGGGAGGCAGGCCCATTAGACTTATTGAAACAGATGGAAGTGAATTAGTTGTTGTTAAACGCAATGACTTATCACCGGATGATCCTCGAAGGCAACAACTTGCATTTGCTGATAATCATACATCTGATTCAAGCGAATTCGATGAAGTTCTTTTAAAGGAGGATTGGGACTTATTGAACCTAAGCGATTGGGACTTTGAATTTTCTCTCGATTCGATTGTATCAGATGATGATAAAAAAACTCAAGCCAAAGAAACTCTAAATGAAAGATTTATTATTCCACCATTCTCAATTTTGGACTCACGTCAAGGATACTGGCAGGAAAGGAAAAATGCATGGGTCAATCTCGGGATTCGCAGTGAACTTGGAGGAAGAGATAAAATGAAAGTCTCTGGCTCTTTTGCAGGTTCTATCCCAAGATATTATGAATTAAAGGAGAAAACCGAATCTAAACTTGGTATAAAACTATCGAATACAGAATTTGAAGAAAGGTATCTTTTTCAATTACTTCCTAAAGATTCGAATATAGCACAAACAGAAACTGGTGGCATCCTCTCCATATTCGATCCGGTACTTACGGAAGTATGCTACAAATGGTTTTGCCCAGAGAAAGGTGCAATCATTGACCCATTCGCAGGAGGATCTGTACGTGGGGTTGTTGCTTCATATCTTGGGTATAGATATACAGGCGTGGACCTAAGGCAAGAACAGGTAGAGGCAAATATCGCTCAGGCAACGAATATTAATCCAAATAACCTACCTAACTGGATAATCGGGAATAGCTTGAATATTAAAGACATTGCCCCTGGAGAGTATGATTTTGTTTTTTCCTGTCCACCATATTTCGATCTTGAAGTGTATTCAGATGATCCAGCAGATTTATCCAATATGGACTGGAATGGATTTAAGGATGAATACAAGAAAATTATTCAAAGGACACTGTCACTTTTAAAAGAAAACCGATTTGCTTGCTTCGTTGTAGGAGACGTTCGTGATGAAAAAGGCTTCTATCGGAATTTTACAAACTATACAATAGAGTGCTTTCATGATGCCGGTGCAGCATTGTACAATGAGATTGTTCTTATCAATGTAGCAGGAACCTTACCTGTTCGGGTGGGGCGTCAATTTAGTTCAAGTAGAAAGGTTGGGAAATGCCATCAAAATGTTTATGTGTTTTTTAAAGGCGATCCAAAGACTATAAAAACCAACTTCCCAGAGATCGAAGTTTCAGATTTGAACATTTAACAATAGAACTTAACGTTTCATAATGGCTTGGACACGAAGTAAAGGTGAAAGAGAACACGATAAGCAACTAATTGCAGAACTGTTTACCAAAGGGAAATCGTTCAGGGAAATTGCAGCTGAAGTAAATCAACTGCATGGACGGAACATCACCCATGTTACCGTTTTCAACGATGTAAAAGACTTATTGAATGACTGGAAAAAGGATCGGGATAAGCTGATCGATTATCATAAAACAATTGAACTGGAAAAGATCAACCGGCTTGAAAAAACCTATTGGGAAGCTTGGGAAAAGTCAATTCAAGGTGTTAAGAAGTCAGAAGTAAAGAAACATGGCTCTCCTTCGTCAGTTGATAAAATTGAAAAACGGGATTCTGAAGAAACCGGACTGGGCGATCCACGTTATCTTGATGGTGTACAATGGTGCATTGAACAACGATGCAAGATCCTCGGCATAAATGCTCCTACGAAACATGATTTCCAGGGCAACCTGTTCCTTGAACTGATGAAAACCGCAACCAGTGAACCCTAATGATTACAAGCATATTTGGAGAGCATGGCAACAGGATTGGAACAAATTTGCCCGGGATGTATTAAAGGTGAATCTCGACCCGGAGCAACAGGCCATCCTTGAAGCTGTAAGGGTCCATCCACGAGTGTCAGTCTGTTCCGGCACTTCAAGGGGAAAAGACTTTGTGGCTGCAGTAGCGGCCATTTGTTTTTTGTACCTTACGCCACGTTGGACGGCTAAGAAAGAACTTATCGCCAATACAAAGGTAGCCATGACCGCACCAACCGACCGTCAGGTTAAAAATATCATGTTCCCGGAGATATCCAGGCTTTTTACCCGGGCAGGGATTCTTCCCGGAAGGCTGGTTGGTTACGATATCCGAACTGAATCCGAAGAATGGTTTTTAACCGGGTTTCGTGCTTCCAAAGATAATCATGAAGCCTGGTCAGGTTTTCATGCTGTAAACACTATGTTTATCGTTACCGAAGCATCCGGGATCGAAGAAACCATCTTTAATGCAATTGAAGGTAACCTGCAGGGTAATTCAAGGCTCCTGATCGTGTTTAACCCAAACAGCCCAACCGGATATGCGGCCAAATCCCAAACATCGCCAAAATGGAAAAAATTCAGGCTCAACTCCTTGATGTCGCCCAATGTTCTGCGAAAGGAGATTATCATTCCCGGCCAGGTAGATTACGAATGGGTGAAGGATAAAGTTGAAAGCTGGTGTATGATGGTTACCCCTGATCAGGTCACCGCAGAGAAATCAGACTTTGAATGGGAAGGTAACTGGTACCGGCCAAACGATCTTTTCAGGGTGAAAGTACTCGGCAAGTTCCCGGAAGTTTCATCGGACACATTGATTCCACTTGAATGGATTGAGCAGGCACAGAAAAGGTGGCTGTCTGCAAAGAAACCGGACCTACCTTTAAGGTTAGGGGTTGACGTTGCAGGTATGGGCCGGGATAATTCCGTATTCTGCCACCGGCACGACTGGTATGTTGATCGCGTTTCAATAGTTGGCCGGGCAGGTGTAGCAGACCATATGCAGGTTGCCGGTGAAGTTGCCAATATTCTCAAACAACCAAAAAACAAGGCTTTCATTGATACCATTGGTGAAGGAGCCGGGGTTTATTCACGTTTAATAGAACTCAATTATCAGAATGCTTTTTCATGCAAGTTCTCTGAATCGGCAGAAGGTCTGAGCGACATTACCGGTGTGTATAAATTTGCCAATATGCGGGCATACTTGTTTTGGGCAATCCGTGATTGGCTGAACCCGGCATATAACTCCAAAGCCTGTCTGCCACTATCAGATGAACTGACAGAGGAACTCACGCAGATCAAATGGAAATTCCAAAGCAACGGCAGTATAATCATTGAGCCAAAAGAGGACATAAAACAAAGGCTTCGCCGGTCACCAGACTGGTCTGACTCTTTGGCCAATACATTTTACCCACACGACACAATATCAACCGGAGCTCAGGATTTGGACGGGGTGTTTTTTTGAGTATTTTTAGCATGATATTAAGTTCAGATTAATTAACTAATCTAAATTTGTCATTCTATGAAGTTTATTGAGACATTATTAATAATTCTCGGTGCATTGGGCATAACAGGTATTGTTGGGAAATTGCTGTATAATAAGATTCAAAAATGGATTGTAGAAAGAGAAACAAAAACAAATTTTAATAAGGCTGTCAACATGATGCCTTTTCTATTAAATGAAATGAAGGAAGAATTAGGGCAAACAAATTGGCAATGCTATGAATTTGTTATCCTTAGAGAATTTGAAACAATCAACCTACGAACTGTAGTTCTTAGATTTAGTGAGAGTAAGCATAAATATCTGTTTGCAAACTTAAGAATTCTTGAAGGCTTTGGTTTTGTTAGAGAAATTACATTTAATAACACCCCACGATACCAGTTTGAACTTTTATTTATAGAACTACTAAAAAAATGGAATCCCAAAGTTTGAAATTTGCACCATTCATAAAAAGATTGAAACTTTAAACCGTCAAAAATCAATCTCACCCACTAGGCTCAGGTAACTTGCACGCAAAAAAGTGCGCTATGTTACTCGAGGATATATTAAAGCAACCACTGGAAGATCAGGTTAAAATTCTATCTGTAAAACAACCATTACCTGAATACGAAATCCTGAAAAAACAATGGAACCCAAAGGACCATGATGTATTTGATCCTGTCATTCGGCCAGACAAAAAAATTAAAAAACCTTCAGGGCTTAAGGATAAAGATGGAAAAGAAATTCTGGTCGAAGCAACTGAAAAGGTTAACCGTATTGCTATTCCCTTCCAAAGGTTAATAGTTAACCGTGCAGTTGGATTTCTACTCGGCAACCCTGTAAAAATAAAGAAATACACCAATTCGGAAGCTCAGGAAACATTATCAAAAATGGTAGAGAAAACATTGGATGATAATAAAGTTATATATTTTGATCGCAAAATTGCAAGAACTGTGATGAGCCAGTGCCAGGCTGCTGAACTCTGGTACATGGTTGAAGACCCTGATTTCTGGAAAACAAGGCTTGACAAAGGTACATCGGCAAAGTTTAAACTCCGTGTAAAACTGCTCTCTCCAAAAGAAGGTGATAAACTGTACCCATATTTCGATGAATATGGTGATATGGTTGCTTTCAGCCGGGAATATGTGACAAGGGAAGGTGAGACACAAATTGTCCACTTCGATACATGGACAGACAAAAAGGTCATTAAACGTGAAAAACGTGAAGATTGGACCAGTACTGAAAGTGTAAATATTTTTGATAAAATTCCGGTAATCTATTATTCACAGGAAGAATCCGAATGGGAAATTGTGCAGGCAATGATAGACCGGTTTGAAGGGAAAATAAGCTCATTCGGGGATACAAATGATTATTTCGGGTCGCCGATGGTTAAAGTTAGTGGCAAAGTTTTGAGCCTACCAGGGAAATCAACTTCCGGGAAGATAATTGAAATGGAACAGGGTGGTGAAGCTGATTATATGGCATGGACACATGCCCCGGAAAGCGAAAAGCTTGAGTTTGATATACTCAAAGAAATGATTTACACAATGACACAAACTCCAAATATCAGTTTTGAACAGATGAAAGCTGTTGGCAGTGCGCTATCTGGTTTTGCTATCAAGCTGATGTTTACCGATGCACACTTGAAAACCGAAAACAAAATTGAAATGTTTGGTGAAATGTTTCAACGCCGGTTGAACCTAATAAAACACATTTGCGGAACCGTGATCAATGTCAAGTTAAGTTCTGAGGTTGACAATCTGTACCTTGAACCAATATTCACGCCTTATCTTCCAAAAAATACCAAAGAGGAAATTGATATCCTTTCAACAGCAAGGATGGGCAAACCGCTAATCAGCAATGAAACGGCACTTGAAAACAACCCGCTTGTTTCGGAAGTGGCAGAAGAAATTGAAAGAATGAATGCCGACAGCGATGCAGAACTTGAAAGACAGCAACGTGAATTAACCGGATCGTACTGATGAAACAAGTTGAATCAAGGCTGCAACAGGCATGTGTTTTTTGGTTCAATTTGCAATATGCCAACTTACGCAAACTGCTCATTGCTATTCCAAACGGGGCGAGACGTGACCGCGCTCATGCTTCAAGACTTAAAGCCGAAGGGATGGTTGCTGGAGCTTCCGATTTAGTTCTGTTGGTTCCAAATACAAAGGGACAGATACTTTGTATAGAAATGAAAACAGAAAAAGGAAAACAATCCGAAAGCCAAAAGGAATTTCAGAGGTCTATTGAAAACGTTGGGAATAAATACACAGTTTGCCGTTCGATTGAAGAATTTATGAATGTTGTAAATAAACATCTTCGGGAATGAACCGTGCCGAAAATATTACAGGTATTTATGAACGAAAGCTGATCCGAAAACTCCTGCAGACGGACCAACAGACTAATGCACTATACCGGAGCTTCATAGACCGCTCCTCTCCCATTCTTGCCAGGTACCGACAGAACACAAATGGTGTAATCATACAGGATCCCGATCTCGATAAACAACTGAAAGGAGAGGTAGCCAGATTCAAAACAGGAATTGAAAAACTAATCAAAGAGAATCAATCATGGGCATGGGCATTGGCAAACGAAAAGTCAGATGAAATTATCAGTTCATTTATCTCCCGGGAAAATATATCCAAAGTAATTGGAAAAGGGTTGCGGCAGCGAAACCTTGATGCATTTCAGGCATTCCAAAAGCGGAAATATGACGGCTTGCAACTTTCGGACAGAATTTGGAATCTGGCAGGTGAAAACAAAAAAATCCTTGAATTTTATCTCGACAATGGTCTGGCCACTGGTAAAAGTGCGCAGGAAATAAGTCAGGATGTGAGGCAATTGCTAAATGAACCTGAAAAGCTATTCCGTCGTGTCCGGGATCCCAATACCGGAGAGCTGAAACTTTCTAAGAACGCACAGGAATATCATCCCGGGAAAGGGAAGTACCGCAGCTCAGCACAAAATGCACGAAGGCTGGTCAGAACTGAAATTAACATGGCATACCGGACAGCCGATCAGGAAAGGTGGAAACAATTAGATTTTGTTTTGGGCTATGAAGTAAAGCTCAGTAACCGGCACCCGGCTCCCGATATTTGCGACCATGCTGCAGGTAGGTATCCGAAAAACTTTAAGTTCGTAGGGTGGCATCCAAACTGTTTGTGTTATGCAGTGCCCATTCTCCCTGACGAAGAAACATTTCTTGATTCATTGGTGGATGAAGATGTGGAAATAACCGGCCATGTAAAAGAGGTTCCGGGATCGATGAAAAAATATATTTCAGACAATACGGAAAAAATAAAAAGCTGGAAGACCCAACCA